AGCGCAAGGAAGCTGAGCCGTTGGTCCTCGATACGACGACCGCCTGGCAGCCGGGTGAGCGTTCAATCGCCGAGCAGGCCGCCGACAAATATGCGCACCTGGACGTCGAGGAGGGTGTCTCCAAGTTCGGCGTCCTTTACGACCACCGGCAGGGCGACGAGCCCAAACGCTTCAACGACGACCGGTCGCTGATCAAAGCGCTGAAATCCGGCTATGGGCCGGCCGCCGAGTGGATGGACTTCAAACGCATCTGCCGGATCATCCGCGACGCGGAAGATCCCGAGAACGATGCCTACCGCTACTGGCTGAACCGACCACGGGCCGCAGCCTCCCACTGGCTTTCTCCCGATGCCATCAACGCGGTCTTCGGGGAGGTCGCGGTCGCGGAGGGCGCACCGATAGGCGTCGGCTTCGACGGCTCCGAGAACGACGACCACACCGCCCTGATGGGTTGCACCGAGGACGGTGACCTTTTCACGATCGGGATCTGGACTCCCGAAGGCGATGATCTCGGCTGGCGTGAAGAGGTCATGGCCGCGGTTGCCTGGACCTTCGAGAACTTCGATGTCGTTCGCTTCAACGGAGACCCGGCCTGGTGGCAGGAGGAGATGGGGAAGTGGGCCGCGGCTTATGAATCCCCACCCGTTGTCGAGTTCTGGACCGGCGGTCGCTCCGAGGGGAAGATGGGTATCGCCACCGGCGCCCTGCGGACCGCGATCCGGCAAGAGGTAATTCGGATCGACCCGAAGCCCCTTCGAACCGAAGAGATCAAGGTCGACGGCAAGACCCTTCTCAAGTGGCACTTTGAAAACGCGCGCACCCGCAAGGTCAGAGTCAAGACCGACCAGGACAAGGAGGCAGAGGACGCCTACCTGGTCCGCAAGGAGCGCAAGGGATCGCCGCTGAAGATCGACGGCACGACCTCTGCGGTACTCGCCCGTCGGGCACGCGACGACGCGATGAAACTCGGTGAATTCGAGGATCGAAGCGAGAACTTTGGCCGGGCTGCCTGGCAAGGCGGCGAGACGAAATCGCCTGCGGCCGTTCCGAGGTCCGAGTACCTGCCCTGTCGGAGCTGCGGTCGCAAGACGCACCCCGAGCAGCACAAGCCGGAGGCACCCGAGAAAGGGCTCTGCCTGAAATGCCGACTCTCCAAAGGGGGGTGAGTTGTGGAAGAAGTCGCGTCGGTCCCCATGGCAGTCCGAAAGCAACTCTCGGCCCTGATCGAGGAGCTTGATCGACGGGGGAGCCTGCACAAGAAACTGGAGTGCTACTACGAGGGCGACGCGCCGATCCCGGCCGCGATCGTCCGCGCGAAGGTGACCAAGGCCTACCGGAACCTGATGCCGGTCTCCTCGGCACCGTGGGGCAGCCTGATCGTCGACTCCACGCTGGATCGTCTCGAGGTCTCCGGGATCCGGTCAGAAGAGAAAGCGACCGACAAACTCGTCTATGGCCTCTGGCAGGAAAACCAGATGGACGCCGAGTCGTCGATCGCCGAGAACGCGACCTTGGTGGACGGCCGGTCCTTCGCCCTGGTCTGGCGCCCCCCGGGTAGCTCCATCCCGGAGGTGACTCTCGACAACGCGGCCACGATGGCGGTCATGTACCGGGAGGGTTCGCGACGAATCCGGGTCGCCGCCGCGAGGCGCTGGCGTGGCGAAGACGGGCGCACCTGCATCAACCTCTTCACGCCCGACTACGTCTGGAAGTTCATCGAGTCGCGGGAGCCACAGCAGGGCGGCGGCAGGGTTCATGCCGGCGGGTGCTGGTGGGATCGGCGGGAAGACGACGAGGATTGGCCGCTCGCGAATCCCTGGGGCGTCGTTCCCGTCGTCGAGATCGCCGTGAACCGCCGGCTCAAGCCGGGTTGTTTCCCGCCCGTCCGCGGCGACTATGCCCACTGCCTCGGGCTCATCGACCGGATCCACCTCCTCACCTTCCTCGGCCTCGTCGTCGCCTTCTGGATGGGCTTCCCGTTGCGGGGTGTGATCGGCGAGAAGATCCTCCGCGATGACGACAACAACGTCATCGCTCCCTTCGACGCATATGCCGATGGGGTGGCGCAGCTGGAGAACCCGAAAGCGCAGATCTTCGAGTTCAAAGCCGCCGACCGCAAGAACCTCTCAGTGATGGAGGAGCTGGATCAGCTCTCATCGATCACGAAGACCCCGCGCCACTACTTCCCGCTCGAAAACGGCATGTCGAACCTCTCAGCGGACGCGATCCGGGCGTCGGAGGGCGGCCTTCACGCCAAGGTGAAGAAGTACAAGGCGCCGATGGGTGAGGGGTGGGAGGAAGTGCTCCGCCTGCTAGGGAAAATGTCCGACGACGAGGTCGAACTCTCGCCCAGGGCCGAGCTCCAGTGGTTCAACCACGAATCTCGGTCGTTGGCCGAGGCGGCCGATGCAGCCTCGAAGTGGGCGTCGGTGGGCCTACCCATTCCGGTGATCGCGGAGAAGTGCCTGAACTTCAGCCAGGAGGAAGTCTCCCGACTCGAAGCCCAGATGCTGAACGACCCCTTCTCGAAACTGATCGCCGACGCGGCGAAAGAAGGCCAGAAAGCGCCCGAACCGACTGCGGCATGAGTTCGCCCTTGGCGCGCGCCCACATACTGGGCGAGAAACGGCTCAGAGACGGCACCGTCGGCGCTCTCGAACGGATCTGGCGCGGTCTTCCGGCCTACGACCGCGGCAACATGGATCAGTGGCTCTCTGAAGCGCTCCCAGTCGTGGAAGCGGCGCAGCGCCGGTCTGCCGCCCTCACCAACGCCTACCTCGCTCGCTCGCTGGAGCGACAGCCGGTCGGCCTTGACCTCTCTGAGCTCATCGGGGCCGGTGTCCGAAACGGAACTGTGCCCGCCGAGGTATACGCACGGCCCTTCGTCAACGTCTGGACCGCGCTCGGCAACGAAACGCCTTGGAAACAGGCGGTCGAGGACGGGATGGCGCGAGCCACCGGCTCTGCGGCGATGGACGTCCAGTTGTCGATGCGCGCCACCGCCAACGCGGTGCAGGCGACCGACTCTTCGATCTACGGCTACGCCCGGGTCGCCGACGCCACCGCCTGCGAGTTCTGCCAGACCGTGAACGGCGCTTACGTCAAGCGCGCAGATGCCATGCCGCTGCACAACCACTGCGGCTGTGGACTCGAAGCGCTCACCGACGTTCACCGCGGCGCCGTGTTCCTGCCCGATGGCACCCAGGCCCGCGAGTACGCCTACGGGCCCAAGAGTCCCGTCGCCGTTCATGAGCACGGCGAGCTCGGTCCGGTGCTGACGGACCCGAACGACCACTTCACCGGCGCGGGCGATCTCGCGCACGCGCACTAACTGCGCAGTACCCCAATCCGCCGCCGCATGGTGGCTCAACCCAAGGAGGCCGCACGGCCATGAAGTTCCTCTCGCGTCTCGGCGCAATAATCGCCTTCGTCCTGAACCGCCCATTCAAGGTGCGCCTACATCGCGGCGACGCCTGGTTCTACCCCGCCGAGGGGCGTGTGCTGCCAGTCGTGGCTGGTGCCGATGGCGACCCGGACCCGGACCCTGATCCCGACCCCAAAAAGACCGACCCGGACCCTAATCCAGCGAAAGTCGATCCAGATCCGGACCCGGACCCTGATCCCGACCCGGACCCCCAGAAATCTGAGCCGGATTGGAAGGCCGAGTCCCGCAAGCACGAGCGGCGCTCCAAGAAGGAAAAGGAAGCTCGCGAAGCGACCGAGGCGAAGCTCAAAGAACGCGAAGACGCCGACAAGAGCGAGCAGGAAAAAGCGGTCGAGAAGGCCCGCGAGGAAGGCAAAGCAGAGGCCCTGACCGTCGCCGAGAAAGAACGGCGGAAAGACCGCCTCGAGTCCGCAGTAACCCGGGCCGCCGGCAAGAAGATCCAGATCGGTGAGGGCGACGACAAGAAGACGGTGCGCTTCGATGACCCCGAGGATGCCGAGCTATATCTGCGAGCCAAGATCTCCAAGGGCGATCTCGAGGAGGAGGATCTCTTCGACAGCGACGGCAAGATCAAGGCCGACGTGGTCGCCGGGGCGCTGAAGGAGATTCTCGAAGAGAAGCCGCGTCTCGCCGAGACGGATGCGACCGAGCCTCCCGCGAAAAAGAAGACTGCCAATGGCGGCGCCAACGGCGGCGAGGGTGAGGAGAAAAAAGCCCTCGACGAGCTTTCGGTCGAGGATCACATCAAGCGCATGGCCAAGGGCAAGGCGGCGTAGCGTCGTGCACCAGCTCGGCCTCCGCTTCAAACGCTACGAGGCACCGAAGCTCAGAAGTCTCGCCGCCGCAGTGCGGAACGGCGAGCTCGGTGGTCAGGCCTCCAACGTCTTCGAGCAGGCCGCGCGTGCGGCCGAGTCCGGTGAACCTTTGATCGTCCACTGTGACGACCCGATTGAAGCGGTGCAGATGGCTGCCGCTTACATCGCACACGGGGTCGAGCGCCCCGTGATCGAACGTCTTAACGGAACTCTCGGTTCCGTCTCTCGCGCTGCATAGCGCACCAATCACTCCGCTGCCGCAGGGCGGCCTCAATTACAACCAACCGCCCCTGCGGGGCAGGAGGAACAACTGATGGCGGACAACGTCTTCATCACTCCGTCGCTGATCGCCAAAACGGCGCTGGCGACTCTGCATCACAGCTTGGTCTTCGCCGGTCTCGTCTGGCGGGACTTCGATGCCGACTTCACCGGTAAGCAGGGTGACACGGTCACCATCCGCAAGCCGGCGACCTTCACGGCCGAAGAGTTCGACCGGTCGACGGGCATCAAACTGCAGGAAATCAAAGAGAACTCGACCACGGTCGAACTCGACACGATCGCCAACGTCTCGGTCCCGGTCACCGATGAGGAGATGACCCTCAGCATCGAAGACTTCGAGACCCAGGTGCTCAACGGCATGGTCTTCGCCATCGCCGAAAAGATCGATGGGGACCTGGCGGAGTTGGGCGTCGACACCGCGAACGGTGGCGGTGGCGGCGGTGTGGCCGATGGCTCTACGTCCGTCACTGCTGCCTACCGGACGGCGCTGGCGAGGCTGGGGCGCAACAAACTCCCGCTGACCGATCGCTATTCGGTCCTCTCGCCGGAGTCCCACGCTGCGGTCCTGGGCGACGACAAGCTCGTGAAGGTCAACGAGTCCGGCTCCTCGAACGCGCTGCGGAACGCCATCATCGGTGATCTGCTCGGGTTCGTGAACTACACGACCGGCGTGCTCGGGTTCGGCGGCGGCAACAAGGGTGAAGCCGATGGGCTCGCCTTCCATAAGCAGGCGCTGGCTCTGGTCGTGCGGCCGCTGAACACCCCGAAGGGTGTCTCGCCCGAGCAGGTCTCCCGCCAGAACTACGGCGGCCTGTCGATGCGGGTTGTCTACGCCTACAACGCCCACCTGAAGCAGGACGAGGTCTCGGTGGACGTCCTGTACGGCAAGAAAGCCCTCCGCCCCGAGGGCATCCTGGAGCTGGAGTTCAAACAGGGC